CCGGGTACTACTTGTTAGTGCCCGGACTCAACCCAAATGGAGCCGAGCTAACAGCGGTGAGCCATTCTTCAGCGTGATCTGGGTCAAGGTATTTTTCCTGCCTCGGTCGCATGACAGCTTTGGTGAGCCATCTGTATTGCGAGGCTTTATTTTGGGAGGGGATGGTTCGTCGGGTGAGATAAAGTACTGTCTTTTTATCTCGACGAGCCATGGAGGAAGCGGAAACCAGCTGACGGAACTCTGCACGGGTAATTCCTCGGTGCTTCTTTTCTCGAGAAGTGCCGATCCGTGCTTGTTCTTTTAAGCTTAGGGTCTCTGTTCGTTCTGGCGGTTTTCCGGCCGCCAGTCGATCGAGCCGGAGGCGCATTCTGGCGAGGAGCAGAACTTCACTGGCAGGGATGCCATTTAGTTCTTCAATGATCGCGTGAAATGCGGCCCGGTGAGACTGGGGGATTTTGTCAGGCTTTACCAGCCTGATTGGTCCAGATTCGGCGCACGCAGCAAGGCGGCTTAGCGTGGCGAATCCTCGACCATTTCCCCCGGTCATCAGAGGCCCAGGTTTCCGATGGCGTGGCGAAAGACTTTCGGCAGTCTTTCTGCTGATGGCGGGAGCTGTTTCATCTCGGAACAGCCCATCAGCAACGCATAAGCGTGCGTTAGAGAGTCGGGCCTTGTACTTCGCAGCCGTCAGAGCACTAAGGTGTCCCACATCCAGTGATACACCGCGGTACTCATGGCTAGTTGTAACAAGGCGCTCGCAGAACACACCTCTCGTTCCCCAGTATGACTTGGACTGATTGACAACCAGTCCTAGTCGTGCTAGGGTGTCTGCATAACGATCCGTCATGGGCTTTGGCCAAAGCCCGATAAGATCGTCACCGCAGATTGAGTGGTCTGTTTTCTTCGCACGCGCGTGCCACGCCGCAAACCCGTTTAGGAGATTTAGGATGATCCAACCAGGTCCTAGCCCCATATGGATGCCGTTCTTTGTAACGCGTCCATCGGGCAGTTGGTGACTCCCAAACATCTTCATGAGGCACGAGCGAGTGGCGACAGACGCCCCAGTTCTCTCACACAGTTTGTTGGCAACAAATTGTGCGAGACTGTGGGGTATGTAGTCGGTTGCTTTAGACAGATCTGCAGAGAAGAGTAGTGATCCTTCTCTGTCTGTCTTGAGCTTGAGCTCGCGTCCTCTGAGCATGTCACGTGTTGTGACGCAGCGTTTCAGTCGAATTAGCCATTCGGCCGTTATGGTGCGTGCCACGTATATCTCCTCGGCGGGGTGGAGAGTTGCGACCCTTGTTTTGCCACCCAGTTCTCTGACTGGCAAAGGTCGTAATAGCGGTGGACCGGATTCATTCAGGTAATGCTCCTGGCATGCCTCGAGTAGCTTGTCCGGGCGAAGTAGTCCGATTGTGGTAGCCTTGATGTCTTGAACCAAATCCATTAGTTTAAGATATTTCCGCTCCATGTCGGACGCTTCTCCTTGGGGATAAGCATAACTCCGGGCTGAGGCCAGTTCTGCATAAGCCTTGTTCATCCGGTTCGCCGCTACTCTAGCTCCGATTTCCTTTAGTGCCGCAGTTTGGCCACCTTGGCGTGTAGTTTTCACTTCACAGCCAATTAGGCAGGCCTTACTGCTAGGGATCGGTAGCTGGAGCTCTCCACGGATTGGTTGATGCAGCGGAAGAGTTTCAATGTACTCTTCTAGGAGTGGTTTAAGTGAGGTGTCCCACTTCCGCTCCTGCATCCACCGATCCTCTGCTTCCTCCACAGATTTCTGTTTTAGGTCTTCACTTACTACCCAGTCAACAGACCGACTAACTGTTGACGCGAGAAATCTTTTCCTAACCGTTTTGTTTGCGGCGTGGATGGATAATCGTTCAAGGGTGGACTTGCGGACCACGTGGGACCAGTCTGCTAGGGCCTTAGGGCCCGAGTGGACTAGGTTGATCAAATGACTAATGAAGCGCAGCCACATCTGGCGGTTGCGGGGTCTGAGATAGTCACTCGGATTCCCGTTAGCCAACCTCCAGGCGTGCGCGATAGCGCTGAAACCATCTTTGATCGCCGTCCCACGGACGCGAAATCTGTCCTCTTCCATCATGGTAAGTAACCTTACCACCCGCGGATGAGCATACTCAGACG